CCACGATTGAACTTCATTCTTAAGGTACTTGACTGCAATGACCCAAGTCCACAGTTGTAGCTGAAACTCACCAGCGCATCAAGCTGACAATCAACAGCAGCAGGACATAGTCTTCGTACTCCGACAGAATGCCGTAATAGATCTTTTTCAAGAAGCGAATCAATCTCGTCAGCATCCCAAAGCCTATTGTGTTCTGGTTTAAGTGCATAAGAGGCTCTCTCGTCTGTTTTGAGCCTTGCTTGATCTGGGTAGAGTACATGGCCATAGCCAATTGTCCAAAGCCCAGCAGGGCAGCGATAAGGGCTGTTGTGACAGCCCTCAAAAGACTTGATCAACTGAATGCCAGCATCTGAAATAGTCATAGTCAACGCTTGGAATTAAACGCTTGACTGCCGAACCAGAAAGCGATGATTGTGGCAAGAATGCTGGTTTCAGATTCTGACCAGATTAGCTCGATTGCCTGATTAAAAGGCACACCAGTTGAGTATGCGTACCATATCCCTACGCCATTAACGGTACACAACATGCCCACGAAGAGGTAGGTCACCACTGGTCGCACCGAGGCTCGAAGGTTAATTACCCACGTTGACGCATTATCGGCCAATTTAGAGTCGTGCTTATACATAGCAACGCGCTCTTGAGCCTGTGTCTGCATGGCGACCTGATCCGTTCTGATCTCCTCTACGCGAGCTTGGGCAACAAAGCCCTCCTTAGCCAGCGCCAATTCCCGTTCACGCTGTGCGGCCATCAGTGCTAGCTCGTGCCGCTTATCACCCCTATCCTGTGCAAACTCCAATAATTTTGGCAAACCCCCCGAAGCAAACCCGAGCAGTGTTGATACTAGTGTCATCATGATGTGTTACCCCAGATTTAAAATTATGCCGATACCAAAAGCCACTATTGCCCCAACGAGGCCAAGAATCACAGTAATCGTCAGTGTGTTTGCAATGAACTTACGCATTTTGCGCCGTTGGTTGAGCGTCGCTCTTTCCCGCGTGTCTTTAATCTTGGCGCGGTCACGCATCATTGCCGTGTACTCCTCAACGCCCCATTTGTAGACTATCAGTTCCCGCAGTTCCTTTTCTTGCTGCTCGATCTTCTTTCGGGCTACAAGTGCCTGCATCGCCTCTTGCTCAACACTGCCGGAGAACATGAGCTTTTTGAATAACGGCGGGTCTTTGGCCTCTTCCTCCGCGTTCTTAACATCGCTGACGGCTTTGAACCACGTACCCAGCTGGCCGCCCATATCTTCCAGCTCACGGCCCATCTCAATGCCACGTTTAATGACTTTGTAGGCAGATGTGGCTATGGCTAAAGCAGAAACCGGATCAAGCATTACTCGCTACCGCCACCGTTAAATTTGCCCCATGCACCGAGCATCAGCAGGCCAAGGACGAACAACGTGCCGGCTTTCGCCAGTGTGTTCAAGACAGTTTTCTTGATGCCTCGCCAATCAGTAATCAGACTACGCAAGTCGCGTACATCGTCACCGGCCTCTTCATCGTGTAGACCAACTTCCTTGAGAGCCGACTTCATCTCTTCCCGGATAATCTTGCGTAACGCGAGTTCGTCTATGTCCACGATTCACTCCTACTCTTCTAAGATAACAACGGTGTCGGTGTCGCTGTAGAACAGCATTCTTTGACCGTAGCAGGCGACGTTAAAATCCACACCGTTCTTATCCAGCTCTGTCCAAGACCTACATTCTATCCTAACGTGTCGAGCAAGTACTTCATTGTCGTTCTCAAAAACACGCCAGACATGCTCTAACGATCCGCGCCCCTGTTGCCCACGGGACTTGTTAAACCGGATCGTGTACTTGTTCACTCAGGACTCGACGGCCACTGAATGTCATTAGGAAAGCCAGACTGTAACCGTATATCACGCAGTGCGCGGCGGTACTCGATCCACAGAGCCTTGTCCCCGGAGGTCATCGGCACATCAGAAAGCATCGTCCAGTCGGAGTCGCGCAGTCGTTGCTTTGCTTGTTCCCATTCTAATTCGGCTTTGGTGGACGTTGCAGGCAACGCAGGAGCATCCCCCACGATAACCCAGCCAGTGTCGTTGTACGCGTCACCCAGCCAGCTCAAGTCGCCAATTTTGTCAATAAACCCAGACAGACCAAAGATAGGTCCCCAGTTCTCAGGCAGTCTTTGCGGTTCGTTTAGTGCTTCGCCGCTAGAGAGTTTTTTCAGTTGCCACAGCTTGCTCATCTTGTATCTCCTTCGCCCTTTTACGGTTACTTAAAAATTAAAAAACGTCTATCAACGCCCGAATATCTGTACAGTTGTACGAGGTGGAGCATTTTGGACGGTTTGAAAAACACAATGTTCTAATGGCGCCGAAATAAAAACAGAACTGTTATACGCTGGAGGCAAGCATTTTATTTGGTTGTCGTGTGCAAAAGCAAAATACCCACCAAAATCCTTGTCCCAGTTTTTGTTTAAATATATGGTCATAGCAAAACTCCACCCACCATCATTGTGCCAAGGAATATATGCGCCGGGCATCATTTTATAATACCTAAGTTTTATTTCTTGGTACTGCCTTATTTCTTTACACTGCGCTTTAACTTGTTCAATAATTGTGCTTTCAAGAGTTTTTGTTAAATCAAACACCAAAATAGGGGCGCTTGAATTAACTAACCTAGGGTCCCAAAAGCTGTAATTTGTTTCCCAAACCTTTGTTTCTTCAACACAATTGTGTATCTTTTCAATTAAAGAATTTTTTAAAAAGTTTGAGTAACAAATTAAATGCCCCATTTAGTCATTTTTCCCCATTTAATTGGGAGGATTTTTCCATTTGATTTAACGGCAACCCCGCCTGCTGTTCTGGCGACGGTAAATTTTGGCCGATGTGTTGATGTTCCGCCATGTCATTTGCGTGTGGGGGGTGACCCACACCGGGCAGGTTTTGAACTCCACGATAATGCGCCAACTCCTCCTCGGTGTACTTCCAATCTCGCCATGACGAAAAATCCTTACGTGGAACGAGTTGCAGGTGACAGCCGACATTTGCCGCAAGCTGGTGAATTAACTCAATAGTTTCTACCGGTTGGAGAATGGCGAACGTAAATGTACCGTCTCCTCTACGCATGATCAGCTCCGTAGTCCCGCCAAACGCCGTACCCACGGTTACAGAACGGGCGCGGTTTTCAATTTCACGGAGCGCGTTTTGCTGCATAAGACGTTTGTTCATTGTGGATTCCATGAAATAATTACTTGCCCCCCCGGAGAGCCTACTGTCACTGGATATGCTCCGGGATTCACTGATACTCCATTTACTGTAGTCAAAGTAGCAGAGGAGCCCGGGTTTCCCGGGCTTCCGGGGCTTCCAACGCTCCCCAGCCCGCCCCCACCCCCACCACCACCAGCACTAAAATTCGGGGTGTTTAGGTTGGGGGAAGCACCACCCCCACCACCACCACCACCTCCGCGCACAGTCCCCGGGTTCCCCGGGGAACCGTTGCCAAAGTTAGATCCCCCACCTCCTCCATTTCCTCCACTTGGGTTGGCACCCCCCCCACCAGAGCCTCCTACACCCCCAAACCCGCCATTAAAACCCGAATTTCCCGAGCTTCCTCCCGGGTTTCCTCCCGCCCCTCCAGAACCAAAACCGCAGTTACCACTATTACCGGGAGTCCCGAAACTACCTCCGTTTCCACCAGCACCACCAGCACCACCATTTCCACCAGCACCCCCAGAGAAATTTTGAGATAACGCTGAAGACTGTGGCCCTGCATTTCCCGGTGCACCACTGCTGCCCGCACTGCCCGGCGTGGCGCCGGGGCACGCACCAGCTCCGCCGCTACCTCCATTGCGAGAGTAAACGCCGCCTGAGCACGAAGAGGACCCACCACTTCCGCCGGGACCACCATTACCACTACTCCCCGGATTACCACTAGTTCCCGAATTCCCAGAACCCCCCTTCCCTTGCACTGATACGATGCTTATACCAACAGGCGAACACCAAGTTCCGGAAGTATTAAATGTTTCTGTTCCACCGGGAACAATAGCTTTTCCACCAAACCCGGTTACTT